GTTTTCTTCTTTTAAACTTTTGTTTTCTTCTTTTAAACTTTTGTTTTCTTCTTTTAAACTTTTGTTTTCTTCTTTTAACTTGTTGTATTCAGCAACAGTGTAAGTTTTACCCCCTGTTGCTTCCTCAACCACTTTATACTTTTTCGTTTGCTTGACAAACTCAACCACATCATAGCCATCAGCTAAATAATAGTTTTTCTCTGACTCCGAAACGGTTACGACTTTATTTAATTTCTTCATTGTATATGCCATTAATATCCTCTCCTTTCTACGGGCTAACAACAAATGCTAGACCTTCATGACGACTCTCAAAAACAAGAACATCATCATAAGATTGTTCATAGTACAAATAATTTCCAGCAGTTTTGGCGCTAGGTGCATCTAAGCCCACGAAACTATACTTTTCAGGTGCAGCCATACAAGGAATATGGATTAACATCATCTGAATTTGTTGAGCTCCTTCGACATCAGCTGCACCGACAGTAAAGTCATACATTGTTTTCATTCTGTCTGATGGAACCGCAGGCTCAATCGTAACCTCATCTAAGCGATTGATGATACGGTTAATCTCACCTGTATTGCCCTGAGTTGGAACAGCACGTGAAAATTGTTGTAAGTTTTTAATTAACGTTCGGACAGGCGGAGTACAGTAGATTGTTCGACCTTGCGCCGGAACTCCTGCTTCGTCCATTTCAGTCATCAATTCATCAAAAATGCTCAGGAAATTCTCAGCAGTTAAAACCTGTTCGATAATTTGATCACCTCCGCTAAGAGCTTGCTTCCGGGCATATAATGATGAAAACATTTGCTTATCCTTCTCGGGGATTTTTTCTTCATCGTTATAGACTTTCGTAATGTTGGCGATAGTAGTCGTGTAATTAGTCTCGTCAACATCTGATGGGTCTACCAACGTGTCCCAATATCGTTCATTGGTTAACTCGTGAGTTTCCCATTGGTTTTCGTAGTTAGCTTCTGGGGTCGTAATGGTTCGGCGTGTACGATCTTTACGACCATTTAAAATCAATAATTTAGGCAGCTTTACTGTCTTTTGTCCTGCCCATTTGATGACGCTGTTTGACGGAGAGTTCCAAAGTTTGTGTGAATATAATAAACCGTTTGCAATATAACGTTGTTGTAATCCTGTTTGATACGCAGTTGCGTAATTTAAAACAGCTGGCATTTAAACCACTTCCTTTTCTATTTATTTTGTTGCGGCAAATCCGCAGTAAAAGCAGCAATGAAATCATTTGCTAAATCAGGTTCTCCCGGCTTCCCGCCCGGTAATTTATTGTCTATTTTTTCAAATCCTTCAGGTACTTTTTTATCTTCTGATCCTTTGTCATCAGCCACACTGAATAGCAAAACTCTTTCTTTAGCAAGGGCATCTGTCTGCTCTTTTAATCCAGTCAATGCGCCCTTATCGTCTAGTTGCACCTTATCAAAATCAATCATCCCTCGAACCACATCTTCATAACCTTTTTGAATATTTAGCTTTTCCAGTGCAGCTTCAACTTTAGCTTCTAATTTAGCTGCTGTTTTTACTTTAGATAACTCTTTGGCGTGAGCTTCCTTGATTGCTTCAATATCCGAGTTTGGATTGGTCTCTTTTGATTTTGGTGGTTCCGGATCTTTCTCTTTAGATTTAGAACCAAGCTCTTCTTCCACGATGTCGTTAACTTCTTCTACAACCTCGCTGATTTTATCAGTTTCAATTCCTAATTCTTTCAAAGCTTTTCTAATTGCACGTTTTAAACTCATTTAATTTCCTCCTCTTTATCATTTTGGGATGGCGCTCTCGAACTTTCCCACTCCTTGTAATTTTTATACTTTACGATTTCACCATTTTCATTGTCTCGTCGAATTGATGGCTCATAGCCTTTAATCACTGAGATAGTTAGGCATCTACAGTTAATATCTTCTTCTGCTATCCCGAACATATGAGGTTGTAAAGTTTTGTGCCCATTAACCTCAAAATATTCTTCAACTCCCACAACTTGCCCGTCAAGCTCTTGATGACTATCTCTTGTATGCTTGTCGAATGTGGCCACCCATTGTTTTCCTAGTTCAATTCCACGTTTTACAGCTTCATCCTGTGACCGTTGTCGGGTGACTGCTGTAATTCGACCACCCTCAGTACGAGCTATGGTTAACGCTCTATTAAAACTAGATTCGCCAGCCTCTGCTAATTCTCTGGCCATTTTTTGATAACCCCATCCACGAGCAAAACCCCGATACATTGTACTTGTCAAATCAGCCTTCAACTCCGCAATGACGCCATCATTTAACCTGTCTGACAATCTGACACCTGCAACACGCATGTTGATTGTTGTCTCTAAAACTTCAGTTGGTAGTCGGTTAAAGACAATTCCGAAACCGTTCTGTTGCTCAAAGTCATAAAACAACCCGTTATAAGCTGTATGGCCAACACTACGTAGATAGTTAAACATGTGATCTTCCTGCACGCCTGTCAGTATGTCAAGTTGGTTTTCCGCTTGGATTAATAGAGACTGCATTCTAGCCACTTCTAAGCGTTTAGAATAACTTAAGTCTCCATACATAGTCATGTAAGACTTAAGGTCTACTTTGATGTCCCTAACAAGGTCTGTGTAAGCTTTAGACAAAGATAGTTGTAGCTGTCTAGACTCATTAGTTAAGAATGACTCTATTTCTCGTTGATACCTATTCATCTGTATCACCTAATCCGATGTAATCTTGACTTTCCAAGGCTGCTTTGACTACCGCAAAATCTAGATTTAACTCATCACATATCTGTGCTAAGACGGTATCATTATCAAGTCTTGGGGCGACTGATAAGAGTGTATCAATCCGGGTTTGTTCTGTAGATGCTTTAATTTTTTCAATTTCTGCATTATCCAAAGCATTAACCATCATCTTTCTAGTGATCTCAACTTCTATCTCAGATAACTTAAAAGTTTGGCCATGTTTTTCTTCGATGTCTTTCAGTATAAATGTCAACATCCATTCAATTAATTCCCTGAGATAAGTTTCAGCTTCATTACATTTTAGCTCTAGCAAAGAATAACGACTTTGGATGACCACATTTGTGATATTCCCATCTCCAAACTTTGCTGAGTCAAAACCTCTCCCGAATCTATAGATTGATTCTTTGTCCACCTCTAATTTAGTTTTACGCGCGTTGACAGGGATATCCACCGTCTTTACGTCAATACCGCCTTTTTCGCTTGTGCCGACTGTTTTACGTGTCTTGAGATTTTGAATGAGAGGATCTAAATCTGTACCGGGGTACCCTTTGACCGCCACAATCGGGTAGTCAAAATCAACCAAGTTGTTAGATAAAGAGCACGCCATCAAATCATAATCATCAATTAACGCCTTAACAGGCTCTAAGTCTGTCTTACCGGTATCGTTGTTACGGAGCTCGAAAAATGGCAGGCTGCCCATGGTTTTGCCGTACACCTCTTTAGTCTCTGGATCTATAATAACCCTGTGAGGCCTGGGATTGATAACTTGTGACAGGTCTAAGTCAATCACGCCATTTTTGATGGTGTAGTATGTTACGTCTTTATCCGTCCAATACTCAACTTTTGTGATCGTAATCTCTTGGTTGTCTTTTTGGATTTTCCTATCGTAGTGCCGGATTAAAGAGGTTAGATTAGCGTGGTCGTCATGAACCGGGATAACAGTTAAAGGATCTGTAAACTGAAATCTCAGGCGGTCATTAGCATCATAATAGGCATACACGTAAGATTTTGACTTCATACTTGCGTGCTTAACAGCTAAACGTAGAACCTTTTGAAATTGCATTCTAAGGTATTCTTTGAGGTATTTCTCTAAAACATCATTATCTGTATTAATTCCGACAGGGTTAGATAGTAAGTAATCGGTTTTCTGGTCAACCAGTTCTGTGAAAAACGAATGAGCGATTTTAATGTTAGAGCGGTTAAGCTCTTCCTTAACCTCTCCTTCTCCATCTACATAAAAGAGACGGTAGTTTAAGATATCATGTTTGTATTCATAGTAATTTAAACCCTGGTGCATCGTCTCTTTCCCGTGACCAGCTTTACTACTGTTAACTAGCGACTTAATTTTATTTTTTGTCAGTGTCAATTTATCACCTCCTGGGGGTTAAACTAGCCATTGGCTTGATTCCATTTGTCTAATCAAACTTGCCAAGCTGTCAGGCGCGTCATCATGGTCAGCATTTTCCGTATAATCTAATATCTCGCTTACGTATTCTGGGTCAGTCCCTTTAATAAAGACAATGTTTACCCACTCACCGCGCAAATACGTAGATATCTTGACATACTTATTCGCACTTTCATGGTACTCACTTACTGCCTGTTTACGTTCACGCAAGGCTTTGGCTACGTAACCCTTATCAGCATTATTTTCCGTCCAAATAGAGCCGCCTAAATGGTGCTCTCGGTACTCGATAATCCCATCTATGCAGTCATCTACATGTTTTTTCCAGACCTTACCAAACACGTATAGGGTATCTCCTCTTCGCTTTGCAATAGTGAATGCAGTCCCGTCTTTGCCACCGTAAGCCGCATCGACATGGCAAACACCGTTATGGATTAATTTAACCTCGTCCGTAAACTTTGGAGCTGTAAACATTGCGTCCGCATCTGCGATATGCTTAAGCTCATAATTAGCTGCGAATAAACTTGGCGTCATACTATCTCTTAACGCTTGTAGTTGGGTGTCCGTAATCAGTCCTGTCATATAGCAATCAAAAGTTTTCACATTCGGCATAGTTGATATTGCATCTTCTTTATGCCAACGTGTCCCAGTATTAATAAACCTGCCACCACGATTCTTGACATTCTGCAGCTCTTGATATTGCTGTTTAGTCCGTTCGCGTTCTGCTTTACTAATTCGGTCATTTAAATTGACAATATCATCAGTAATAACTATGTCCGCATGCTTACCTGTAATAGAGGTTTTTATCCCTAACCCCAGCAACTGTGAAGTACCGCGGCTAGATGTTTTAAGATTTGTGTCAATTTCACTGGTTGTGTCCTTGTAAAACACTAGCTCGACGTTATACAGCACATAAATAAGCTTTTTAAAATAATCATTTTTAAGCAGCTTGCTTACTTGGATAATGATTTCAACGACATCTGTATCTGTTTTTCGAAAGAAAATAATATTTTGATTCGGGTATAGGACAATCATCAAAGCAATAGCAATGGATAGGCAGGTCGTTTTGTAAGATCCACGGTGTGCTAGTAGCGTTTGATCATCTTTCACAAATAAAAAAGACCTAAGCCATCTATTGTGAATATCCTCTAAGTCTTCAAAACCTGACCAGTGACCGAACTTGACAGGATTAGTTTTAACGAGGTCTAAATATTTACGTTGCTTTACGTTCATGTTTAATCACTGCCATTTAAATATTCATCAATCTCAAGTGCTTGTGTAGATAAGTCTAACGATCCTGTTAACTCTGTGACTTGCTTATCCGCATATATCCCGGCCATAGTTAAGATTAATTTCCTGTCTTGGTGGCCTTTTTCGGTTAGTGCATATTTGTATGTTGCGTTCAAAACATCTGACGCTTTACCTTTGATGATGTCTAGAGTCGTTGAGTTAACTATGTCTCTAAATTCTTCTTTTGCCATAGCATCGTAATACTTGTTTCGGCCTACATTTGCTAGGCTACAGATGTCAGTTACTGAATATCCCACGTAATCAGGGTTTATCAGCACTTCCAACAGTCTTTTCTCGGCAGCTGTTAGCTTATATTTGTTTGGTTTTGTCACCTCACCACCTCCGTTTTTGTTGTATGAAAAAAGCCAAACAGAGATGTTTGACTTAATTTATCTGATTACTTAACTTGTTTTTGGTGCCACCGACAGGATTCGAACCTGTAACCCCCTGTGCAGCGTAAAGCGTATATTTCAACGTCTGACATACTGTCGTCTACCGCACAAGTGCTCTACCGATTGAGCTACAGTGGCATGTTGAGAGCTACAAAAGTGTAACTCTCTCGAGAGGGAATTTCTGTTGGAAAGGAAAATCTCATCATGGAATCAGTCAGATTAGCACGCTGATGTTATAGCTACAAATTTAAGGGGTGTTAACTTAATCTATCGTGTCGTGCTAATCTGACAATACCATAATATCATGGTTTAGACTCCGCGTGACTCCGCGGTTTTAAAATTTCTACCAAAGCCTTATTCCGGAGTTCATATATTTTGCTCATGCGATAATGCAGCTTTACGGCCACCTCTTCCCACGTCATACCGTCAATATAACGACTCCTCAGTAATATTCGTTGCTCTGGATCATGCACTTTATCTATGGCGTTTTCGACCTCTTTACGTTTCTTTAACAATATCCCAATCTTTTTTGCATAGCTAGCTCTTAGGCCTTCGAACTCAATCAGGCTATCGTCTAATGTTCTTCTTGTACCAGGCGCTGATTGAGATGGCATTGGTATTTTAGGGTTTTGGATTTTACCTGACAGACGAATTAGTGACTCTTCTAACTCATCTATTTCAATTTTTAGAGCTCTGTACTGCTTTAAGTCCTGTTCAGTCATGCTTTGCCCCTCCTATCCAAATTTTATAACTTTGTAATAATCAGCCGTAATGATAACGTAGCTGATACCTTCTTGATTTAGAAACTCAATAGTATCTTTAAGCTGATAATTTTTAAAGACATAAATCTCGCCCTGCTCGTGCGTCTTGATGTATTCTTTTGTCTCGTTCATAAATTTATTATGTAGGTGACACATACTTACCCCTCCCTCGCTTTTTCAATTCTCGCTTTAACAGCTTCCAATAATGCGTCCTGACCCGTTGCTTTATTTTCTAGTGCTTGCATTACATCTTCATCAATCGTCCCAGTCGTAACCAAATGATGGATAATCACACTGTTAGTTTGACCTTGTCTGTGCAGTCTTGCGTTTGCTTGTTGATAAAGTTCTAAACTCCACGTAAGTCCAAACCAAACAATGATATTTCCTCCTGCTTGGAGATTCAATCCATGTCCAGCCGATGCAGGGTGTGCAAGTAAAACGGGAATTTTTGCTTTATTCCAATTCTCAATATCTACATTGGATTCAAGTTTTTTAGCGCTCTTGATTCTCTTTTGGATTCGTGCTAAATCATGTTTATAGGCGTAAAAGATTAAGACAGGTTGTCCGTTTGCGGTATCAATAATTTCTTCTAACGCATCCAACTTAGCTGTATGAATTTCTTGTTCTTCTCTATCCTCATCGTACACCGCTCCATTTGCCATCTGCAGAAGCTTGTTAGATAGTACTGCCGCTGTGTTAGCGACGATATCAGCATCTCCTAGCGGAAGAAGTAAATCGCGCTCTAACTGCCTATATTTAGCTTGTGATGGTCCATCTAATGAAATAGGTACTGTTCGGTCAATTCTATCAGGCATTTCCAACCAATCCTCGGCTTTCATGCTAATACAAATATCGCTAATTTCACGATAAATGTTTTCTTCAGATTCTTTTTTCTGTTTCCACTCGTAAACAACATGGCCACTACGCTGTCCGGGAATAAAGTACCGATCACGATATCCACTTATTGTTTTTCCTAGTCTAGCACCTTGATCCAACAAATAAACCTGGGACCACAGATCAATTAAGCTGTTCGGTGCAGGCGTCCCGGTCAAACCTATGATACGTTTTATGAGTGGCCGCACACGTCGTAAAGCTTTGAATCTCTTAGAGCTTGCAGATTTAAAGCTGGACAACTCATCTATCACCACCGTATCAAAGTTCCATTTTTTACCCAGCTCATCTACTAACCAAACGATGTTTTCGCGATTGATAACGTAAATGTCCGCCTCTACATTTAGTGCTTGTCTGCGCTGCTTAACATTGCCTAAAATTTTTGATATTTTTAAATGTCTCGTGTGATCCCATTTTTCAGATTCTCGGCTCCACGTATCATGTGCGACTCGCAAGGGTGCTATAACTAAAGTCTTATCCGTATCAAACAGATTATAAATTAGCTGCTCAACAGCGGTAAGGGTAATAACGGTCTTACCCAACCCCATATCAAGAAACAGCCCTACAGTAGAGGTGTCTAAAATCCTCTCTATTGCGTGTGATTGATATTCATGTGGGATAAATCTCATTTTGAAAGACCTGCTATCTGCTTAGCGATATGGATAAAAGCATCCACATCATTTTTACTATCAATAGACCAAACATCACACCCAAGGTCTTGTAACTCTTTGATCCGTTTTTTCTGGAGAGGTTCGGGTTCTTTTCCAGGAGCTTTCAATTCAACAAAGAAAATAGTACCTCCAGGCAACACCACAATCCGGTCAGGCACCCCTCGTAATCCAGGGGATACCCATTTATAAGATCTTCCACCTGTCGCTTTCACTTTTTCATTTAAATATTTTTCTATCGTACTTTCTCTCATTCTCTCACCTCGTTTTTTTATGTGACAGTGGACACCCTCGCGCGTATAGAGGCGAAAAACGTGTTTAGCATATATTTCAATGTTAGATTACTATGCTAAATAACAATACGTACTTTAATATAATTTTACTGTCCTGCTGTCCTCTAATCTCTGAATCAATTGATATCGCGCCGTTCCACATCTGGACAGTGAACCCACTTTACTGTCCTACTTACTGTCCCACTGTCTTTTTTTTTAGGACAGTAGGACAGTAGCCTGGACAGTAAAAACAGGCTTACTGTCCCACTTTTATAAAAGCCGTTTGCTTGCCATAACGTTTGAAATTAGCCCTAGTTGGTTTGCGGTCCTGCCACCCTGGTATGCGACGGACGATATCGGCAATAGGTTTGGATTCCCAAGGTTTTAAATCACTGATGTTTTTGCCTAAACATTCAACCCATATCTCAGCTACACATGTGATTTTACGCTCTATGGTGCCTGTCGGGTTTTCTAAATACTCTTGTCGCTCATAATCCTCCATTGCATCCCAGTTTTCAGGTAAAGGAGTCTCCAGATATCTAGCAATCAACCCTTCTCGTGTATCAACCTCAAAGTGTGCTTCTTGTTGTTTTTTCGCCTCTTCTCGACCTTCATCACTTAAGGTTAAGCTCTCGCCTTTTTTGTACCAACTTAAAGCTTCAGCCCACATTTGACATACTATATCGTCTGTCAACTCTTTAAAGTGATTATATTTAGACACTTTAACTCCAACATCCACTGGCCAAAAACGACGGTTCCCTGTGGGATCGTACAAAAAGTTTCGATTATTTGTAGTTCCAAAAAATACACATTTTCGTGGAAAACCTGTTACGACCCTGTCAAAGGCTACTCGGTACTTGTCTTCAAGCTTAGATAAGAATTGTTTAACTTCCTCGATTTCAGATTTTTTCATGGCTGCAAGTTCTCCAATTTCGACAATCCACGTTCCTTGTAAATGCTCTCCCGCCTCTTTGGGCTCAAAGCGTTTAATACTGTCGCTAAACCATGAACGACCCATCTTAGCCAATAGACTACTTTTCCCCACGCCCTGTGGGCCTACCAAAACTAACATCTCGTCAAATTTACAACCTGGCTCATAAATTCGTTTAACAGCCGCCAAAAACATTTTACGTGTTACTTCTTTGACATAGAGCGTGTTTTCAGCGCCTAAATAGTCGATAAATAAACGTTCCAATCGTTCTGCCCCATCCCACTTTTGGGATTCTAAATATTCTTTAACTGGGTGAAAACTGTTCATGTGTACGACTTCCGTTAAGGCGTTCCTAATCATCCCTTCCGATTTTATATCGTAAGTTTTATTAAAATAGTGCACTATCCTCCTATCATCGGATCCTAACCAAGGTTCATAATCTTTATTTGGGAATTTACGTCCACGCCACGGAAGCGCAGCGCGTACCATCTCGGAATTACCAAATTCATCATAGGCTAAAACATTTTTAAAGGTGCCATGAGTTAAGATCAATTCAATGTTTCTAGAGTTTGATAAAATATTATTTTTCTTATCACGTTCTAATTTCGCCAACCAATCTAAATCTTCTTCATCCTCTACCATATCCCCAAAATCTTCAGCTGCCACCTCTCGCATGACACCTTGATCTTTCATGGCAAAGTCAATCATCGCTTGATAGCTTGGATATTTGGTGACATTCGTGTTTTTGCTGACATCATCGTCTAAATCCCGGAACTTATGGATCCTTATTAAATCAAAAGCATTAACCTCACGTTCGCTTATGGGATCCGATTCATGATGACTATAGGCGAACGTATCCTGGTCATAAATGACTAACCCTCCAACCGATGAGCCTTCATGATACGTCCATCTATCTTCTATGTCCGTTGGGGTATAAATGTCAGGGATAAAGGTTTCAATCGCTTCAGTTATGCTGTATTGTCTACAAAATGCTCCAATAACTCCAGGTTTATTTCTAGGATCCTCCATTCGGCTGTTAGGTTTACGAATATCTTTTTCACTCTTATGTCTGTCCCACTGTGTGGGATCTGTCCAATCCTCATACATGGCCAACAAATCATCTACGCTTAACGGATCTCCTTGCTCTTCGATAAAATGAGGTTCTGCATCTTTTGAACAAGATGGAAAATACATTAATCGATTGATATCAAAAGAGGTTTTATCAAAATAATCCATGCCTACCAGATAGGCAACTTTACGAATACAGGCGGCATACTCGTCTGGACTCATCTCACGATCAACCAAGATATTTAATCTATACTTTAACGCCTTATTTCGGTAACTGTGCGTTGAATACGCAAAATAGGCATTCCCACCTAACGCTATATCTAAATCAAACAAGAAATCTTCTGTCCCAAAATCTACATCTAGTGTTATGATGCTCCTGCTCTGGATATTTTCCTTTTTGCGAATACCTTGTGCAACGAAACCTCCTACGTAGGCCGCTCCATCTTTTATCTCTGCTTTTTGATCCTTGGACATTTTGTCGTATTCGGCCAAGGTCTCACTTGTGTATCTAACATGTTTACACTTCTCTACAAAGTCGCCCCAGGTTAAATATTCATTTTTCCAGTTTTTGTCCGCTCTGTTTTTTCCAAAAGCAACAACTATCTCGTGTTCATAACTCATACGTCCACCATCCTCCTAAGGGGGGGGCTTTTAATCCCTATATTGCGATTGCATCATCACCACCCAACTTTTCAACAAACTGACTTATAAATTTTCTAACTTTTCTAGGCGGTCTTTTATTTTTGTAACATCGTGCTTGCACAAACTTGTCACCTTTCATCTCCACTGTTACATAAGGAGTATCCTCTTTTCCCAATCGCCTGACCACATATAAATCACAACGCTCATAAGCATAATCAGAGGTGTAGGTCTTAACACAATGTTTTAATACTTCACTTTCTACAAATAACACTTCCGGCTCTTCAACAGGTTTAATGATTAATCGCTCATCAAGGTCCATGTAGCGTGATAAGGCTTCAGCCCGTTTAGCAAACTTTTCCGCTATTTCTTGATCACGTTTTAGAGTGATTTGGTTAAATGCTTCTACGTGAGCATGGTACAGATTGGTAGGGAATAGTATAGCTGGATTAGATAAATCTAGATTTAAGGTTATGCAATCCCTTAGATAATCACGATAACAGATCATATCTGCTCTTTCATCTTTACGCTGTTGACGTCTCAAATACTTACACAAGTCCATCAAGCCCATATGAGGTAGAAAAATATCATTCAAAGATTCGACGTTAAATGCTATAGACATTAAACTTTTAAGATATTCAACATCTTTGATAGTGTAAGATTTTACGTCACGATTAAACAGTTGCATGAGACGTAATCCATCAAGGTCTTTAGGCAAATTAGAGTTCATAAATTCTTTTAATCTATGTTTAGGGAGTTTGAGCACCTGAGGTAAAGATTTACCGTCCCAGTTAACCGCTCTTTCCAGTGAGGATCCACTAAGCTTAAGCAACACGAGGATTCTAAACCCCGCCTTAGTTAAGTATTCGGTGCATGGGTGGGCTGAGTAAAGAGCTAGATATTCTATCACATCTATATTTGAGTAGTAGGCGGGAGCATAGCTCTCCCACGCACAATATTTAAACAATGTCCCTTCAACGGCTTCTTTTAGAGATTTTTCCGCTACACCTGTGCGGATATTCCCCAGGGTGTGATAACGGATTGAGATGCAATTAATCTTTTTACCCAGTTGCCACTTGTCATAATAGCTACCCCCATAACGATCTGTGCAGGCGTAGGCGTTGTGTAGCAGTTGCGCACCTTTACCCACCTCAAAGATATAGTAAGCCTTAGTAACAAACTGAGGTCTGACATTTTTATAGTCGCCCCTGAAATCTAACGATGCATATATACCACGAGCCGTAATAATATTGGGATCCAGTTTGGATTTTTCGAAGTATACAAAATATGCTTCGTCAATGAAATATTTACGGCTTAATTTAGCATTGCGGACCTGACATATCATTTCGCATCCAGGACATTCATATTTGCTTTTGTGCTTTATTTTACCGATTACATCAAACTCATAATCGCAACATGTGCTGTGCCCCCTACGATTTTTGGGAGGCCCCGATATAAAAATATAACAACTGTCCCAAAGTGCAACACTTCGGGCGTATTGATGGATACCCTCACAGTATCCATCATCAAAATGAGGTTTAAATCTCTCCAACATAACACCCTACCCCTTTACCATAAATCTCCTAAATCGTCCTCTTCTTCAATCTCTTGTTGAGCTTCTAGCCACTCCTCATATTGCTTTTTAGTTGCCGTTTTATACTTACGATTTATTACTTCTTCAGGTTTCACGTCACCTTTTTTAAACACTAAGTACGTGTCAGTATCCGGATCATGATACCAAGCATTACGAGTAAACAGTTCTTCTTTAACTACTTCTACGGGTGATTCGTCGTCTAATAAATCGTCAAGATCTTCCAAGCCTCCGACATTGGTTACAACAGATGATTCATCGACCACTTCTTTTTCTTCTATCTCTTCTGTTGCTTCTACGTCTTTAGGTTTCTCACAGTAATAGTCCACAACGATCTTAAACCCTTCTTTATCGGATAATACAGCCACCTGGTTAACCTTTCGACCCTCTGCAACCTTACGCATCGCCTCAACGCTACCTTTAATGGTTTTGTTACCAACCATGACGCACTCTGTAAAATCGTCATGCTGCTCAAGATAACCTAGCAGATAAGTCCCAACTATTTGAATATAAGGTTCTTGATTGGCTTCCATTTCAGACTTAATTTTATTGATAGCATGTATTTTCATTTGTTTTTCCTCCTTTTGGTTGTTGGTATATCAAGCTCATAGCCTTCACGGTCAAGGTGTTTAGCACCATAAAATTGGTTATTAAATACCATGCTTGTATCCTTTAGCGGCGTGATATACCCAATACCGATTTTATAATTAACAACAGCTGAAACATTTAACTTTAGCAATCCTTTAACCATTAACTTTGCTAACCATATTTTAAGTTTCAATGATTCCCCTCCTTAATCTTTCTCTTTCATGTAAAAATCTGAATAGAACGCATCTGCAGGTAAATCCAAACCCTCAGCCCACTCAATAGGTTGGGCCATAATATTTTTGATATCTTCAATACAGTCCTCTTTCTTGGGATGACTGACAATGACCTCATCGTGAACATGGAATTTAACATCATAGCCCGCTTTTTCTAATCTTGTAAGAGCTATGCCTAAACAATCTCTAGCGATAGCCTGACAACAATTCTGTACGAGTGTTGGACCATAAGTCCCAACTTTTCCCCACTTTTTGGTGTCTTGATCTAAATCCCAGTAACGGATAGCGTCACGACCAAATTTGTTGGTATATATCTCAGGTCGATAGTAGAAAAGTTTTCGCCCTGATGGTAGTTCGGTTGTCATAAATGAGTTTTCCATTCGGATTACAAAAGGTCCAACACGTCTCGCCTTTCGGTCTTTTACTGTCTCAAGAGCAGCCTTGTCAAAACTCCACCACAGTTTTGTGATCTTTGGATTAGCTTTACGCCAAACATCTACGAGGGGTTTAAGTTCATCTTCTTTTAATCCGTCTCTCAAAGCACCCATCCCAATTAATGCTCCAACAGAACCTCCATAACCAAGTGCTAATTCTGCCACTTTTCCTTTAGCTCTCAACTTGTATTCTGGATTACCTTTTTTGATTTTTTCAATAGGCACGTTAAACATCTGTGACGCTGACGCTTCATAGATTTTCCCATGTGTGCTAAACACTTTAAGTCTCCACAATTCTTTAGCCAACCACGCGAGGATGCGGGCCTCGATGGCGCTAAAATCGGCTATACAAAATCTTTCCCCAGACTCAGGGATAAAGGCAGTTCTGATCAACTGTGATAAGGTATCAGGAACATTCCCGAATAGTAAATGGACAAACTCTAAATCACCCTCTAAAACTAAATTTCTGGCCAATTCTATATCTTTCAAATAATTCCGGGGCAGGTTTTGCATTTGCACACCTCTCCCAGCCCATCTCCCACTACGATTAGCCCCATAAAATTGTAGGATTCCTTTGACATGTTCGTCTGAACACATCATACGTTCCATGGCTTGGTACTTCTTTACACTCGTTTTTGATATCTGCTGTTTCAACTTTAAAGCTTCAATAACCGCTTTATCTTTAACATCCGTTAACAACACTTTAAGAGCTTCTTTCGCTAAACTGTCAACTTCTATACCTTCTCGATCCTGGATCCATCTTTTTAATTGAGGCCCACTGTTTGGGTTATCAAGTCCTGTTAGATCTTTTAATTCTTGAAGTAGAATATCTTTTATTTCAGCATCGCAAATTATCGCTTGTGCTACTAAAGATTGATCTACTTTAACCCCTCCATCGTTCATGCGCTGATCCAGTTCCCACAGTCTTTGTTCTTGTTCAGGAAATGGAAATCTACTTAGTTTCTTTGACAGCTCACGTTCCACTTCAACGTCTATTCGGTTATAGGTTTTATACTTCTCCCATTTTTCAGGATCATGGTGCGGATAATTTCGAGTGCGACCACCGTTAACTTTTGTCGGTTTGCAAGGCATGGAGAAATATTTGATTAAATTTTTACCAGTAGTATCTTTTTGAACATCTAATTTTAATACTTTAGCGATCCCATCTAAATTGCCGGGCAAACCTAAGTACGATCCATGGACCGCTGTACATCGCCATTGACTTGGGTCCATATACTCCCTAGTATGTTTAGTCAAACAAGTCCGTTCGAAGTTTGCATTATAAGCTGTTTTGATAACATTAGAATCTGTTAGCGCTTGATGAACATCTTCTGGAATTGCTTCAAAACTGACTAAATCTACCACTTGAACAGGCTCATTATCAAATGCATAACCAAATAATAAGATTTCAAAATCATCAGAATCCACATATTTATAGACCCCACACTTAATCAGATCTACGGATGAATAGGTTTCAATATCAATTCTCAGAGTTTTCATAACTACTCACATCTAAATTCTTACACCAACGCTCTAAAACAATATAGCATCCAATAGTTCCACTCTCATTAAATTCCTTGCCATGAATATCATGTGGCCACTCCCACTCTTTTAAACATAAATCCGAATCCCCGTGGGTGAACCTTGCCTCATCTTGAGCCCATAAATATTTATCGAACACCTTCATCTCAATCACCTTCCTTTTAAGTTAAACTTTCCTCTTTTGTGAAAACTTCAGGACATTCAATACAGATAAGAAAATCTTTATTCACAGGTTCAACCTTGAAACCCCCACAGTCTGGACATGTGTACATTTGTGCCCCTCCAATATCTTTTTTTTAAAGTGAAGGAGGCTAAACGCCTCCCTAAATTGATTACATGAAATCATCATCGTCATCAAAGTCATTATCTATGTCAAAATCTTCATTTGCAAAGTCATCTGCAGCACTTGAGCGACCACCTAAATATTCGCCATCCATAGTTTTGGCAACATTGTTTAGCCCTGCTGTCACACCTTTATTTACACCCACGTTATACGCATAAAAATTAAGGCTAACTTTAGCATAACACCCACTATAAATCTCGGTTGTATCTTCAATCGCTTCAAATTTAGTCGTTCCATTTGGATTTTTACCTATAGGCTTAACAATCCCAGGCTTAGTCTTAGCGGATACGTTCATAAAATAATGACCTTTGTATTCCTCTCGTACTTTATCCTCTTCACCGTCTTCCACATGCTGAGCGTTCTTCTCGTCTCCATCATGCACATTTAACGTAAAGTTTTTAGCCTCCCCTCTTTTGATTAATCCTTTGCTGATACCCAATTCTTTAGCAGCTTCAAAAGCTTTCTTTAATCGATTCAAAGTTAACTTGTCCGTTTTTGGAATGAGTATACGGACACTATATTTAGCTTCCTGCCCTTCTTGAAAAGCGTGAGGCTCAAATAAATGTGGGAATGTCAATCTAACCTGCCCTGTTAATGCCTTAGTGTCTTTGTTTGTTACTGTCATATTAATCAATCTCCTTTTTTTAGTTAAAATTCTTCATTTTTAAAATCTGCCTCTGCGGATGCCACAGAACCTAATGCGGGTCGTTTGTCTGACTCAGGGACTAATGTTGGTGCCCCTTCAGGCTTGATAATTAAATCACCCAACAGATCATTAACACCTTTTGGTCCAATCAATTTAGTCATAGCTGTCAATGTTAATAATTTTCGTGGTTGATAGATATCCTCTTCATCCCAACCTGTGTTAGTCAAGAGTCTATCCGCAATCTTTGACTCCTCTAAATATTTACGATTGCTTCTCCCCTCCACTAACTTAAACCCTGGGAATTTTTCACCCTGATTAATCGCTTGATCGAGCACATACTCTTTAGTACGCTTGTACCATTTCTCAAACTCACTTAATCGACCATAAATCTCGGCCAATTCTTCATTTGAAAGCAATTCTGGCTGACTAAATTCTTCACTTGCAAGTTCGAGATTTTTTTCAGCTCTTGCCCGACAACGCTCTTTAGCTTTGCAGAATTTGCACCAATCACCAGGTAATAGCTCACCTTTTTTAGATGCCGCTACTCCTGCAATAGGCTTTATAACCTCATGGCCATATTTTGTAAGATCATCCGCAGACAACTCTTCGGTTGAAAAATTGTCAATACGAGGTTGGATGATGCTCGTCCTTACGATTTCAATGTCGTACAGACATTCAAACTCGTGCAATGCACCTAGTGCATATAATCTTAACTGGGGATTCTCTATCGCGGATACTTCGGTCATTCCGTATTTCAGATCGATTACGTCCAGAGTAGTGTCGGCCACGATGACAACATCACCCGTCCCAAAACCTTCAGGTACTAAATGGCTAAAATCTAATCGTTGTTCTAAGAGGACTACCGCATCCGAACAATTTGCCCTAGCTTCATTAATACGCTCTATGACAAGATCAACATATTGATCGGTGTATCGATCCATAGACTTATCAAATTTCACATCTTTAAAATTATTTAGGTGTATCTTTAGTTGTCTTTGGTATTCCGTTTTGGTAATCCACTGTAGCGCAAGTTTAATTTTCAACTCACTAATCTCATGGGCTAACGTCCCCTCTCTAGAGTACGATGTCTGTTTGTCAGGGATGTCTTCTTCCAGTCGTACACTCCCGGGGCAACCCATCCAACGACTAGCCCCTGAAGCACTTAACTTGGCATGTGCCCGACTGCTATGCCCCTTACTCACTAAGAGCCTCCTCTAGAGCAGCATAGAAATCTTCATAAGAATCTTCAGACAACTCTGTAATTTTTTCAGTGTCAAAATCTTTTAGAATTGCTCGAACAGCCGGGCTACCTTTCAGCTTTTTAAGTTCTAACGTTTTTGCACGGAGATCTTCAACACTCACACTTACTTCTTTTTCCTCTTCAGCAGGTTTAGGATCTGTTTTTTTATCTACCGCTTTTACCTTTGTTTCAGATTTAGGCTTTTCAATGGTTTTAGACTTCGCGTAAGGAGGTCGCTCTTCCGGGGTATCACCTTGTTGCTCTACAGCTTTAACTAAGCCTTGTAATTGTGTATTTAATTCCTCAACGTTATTTGCAGTAATTTCTAATTTAATCATTTTCAAATCTCTCCTTTATTTTTTTAGTCAGGTTGACTACTTTTACACCGCCTATTTAACACTATCACATACATCTTTGGCGGAGCCGTTGGTAACAATCTTTTGCGATTTCAAGGCCCTCATCGGCAGTGTCTTTGACTTCACTAAAGCACTGTTGTAAATGGACAATCTCTTCTTTTAACTGCTTTATTTTCTCTCGAGATATCTCAGATTCTGTTTTTGGGCAAGGTTGCACTTCCTTTTTTAAAACTTCAACTTTTAGCATGTTCAAATCTCTCCCTTTCGTGTTATAATATAATTGTTAAAGTTTAATTAAATTTGTCTGTGCGCCAACACAGGCATTTTTTTATGCACATTTTCGATAGGCATCACCTCCTTTAGATTAGTCTCAGTTTGTAGCTTACAACCTCATCTTCAAGCACTGACAAACGATCATATAAATCATCTGTATCAGTATCGTCAGACAAAATAAGCCTTAATACAGGTGTTTGACGCAACGTTAAAACTTCTTTTATTTGTGCAATTTCAGCACGTTTTTCTAAGATTTCTAGACGGTTCAGCATCAAACAATCCTCCTGCAGTAAGCAGGTTGCACTGGACGACCTTTACACATCCCGTGATATTTAGAAACCACCCGGATAACCGTACCGTCACCAATTATCTGCATTACTGCTAAAATGTCTTGTATGCGCATTGTATCTTTTGAAAAGTTGTAAAATAAATCTGCATCAAACACGTAAATCCCACCCGGGCTAAACTTGTTAGAGTCGCTTGGGATACCCTTATGGAGTCTTTTAAGAAGTAACTCCCCGATTTCATTGCGATAATTAGTAAGTTCTGCGTCTTGCTCATAGGTTGTTTTGAGTAATAACATAGCTTCTTTGACACTCTTACAACCAAGTTCACTGAACAACGACGGGATTATCAAATCAACAGCGGTATCACCTAACCTTTTACCCACGGCAGATGTCCCCGTAATTAATAAACCTTTTAATTTCAACATTCTATTCATTTACACATACCCCCTAAATTTTTTGACTGTCCAGGTCATTTTTTAAGATTAAATAATTATGACTATAATTTCCAATGTTTTTCCTCAAGCCAGCGGTCAACCATTTTATCGCTATACACCCAAACTTTACCGTCATCTGTGCGGTACTTAGGGAAGTCAGGCTGATTGACATACTCATAAACTTTTGACCGTCCACAATTTAATTTATCCATAAGCTGCTCCAAACTGAGCTGCTGGTCAGGCCTGTCTTGAACAACATTGATAATGATACGCTCTTGCAATTGTTGAGCAATTTGATTTAACTCCTGCTCTTCGAGTTTCAAGTTTTCACCTCACTTTCTTTTTTATAAAACCTGTTAAATTCTCCCTCTTTTTGGTAAAATGTTGGTAAGAGAGGGGGTGAAACTAATGCCTAAGAAACCTACTTCAACAGAGCTTAATTTTGATTTAGACCTACTTGACGCACCTTTAGATGTGGCTAGACATTTTGAAGGTGATACCGACAAGATAAGAGCTTTTCAAAGAGCTGTTACTGAAGACGTAATACGTGAAAGTGATCTTAAGTTTAAAGATCCAACAAAGGTTCATAAAATTTTAGGCTCATCGTTTATTGCAGGTTTTGGTTATGATAAAGATAATGCTGTGTTAAGAGTGGTGTTGAAATCAGGTAAGGCTTTCGATTATTTTAACGTCCCGGATGAGATAATTTCTGAGTTCACCGCATCATTTGGTAAAGCCTACAACAAACATCTTAAAAGTAATTATGCTGAATCTGAAGTAGCAGACTGGATCTACCCACCAACAAAATAGATTTACCAATCACCATTTTCATCGAGTTTCTTCCGAACTTCATAAGGAACATCTTCAGCAAAACAGATATTACATTTACCATCACCGTGGTCAGGTGCTAACGCTACACCCATGGAATTTTCGGTAATACGTACACTATCCCAATCTATAATAATAGTCGCGTGAGGATGGTAATTCTCTCTGAACCAACTAATCAAAGGCTCAGAGAGTTTTTTAAATTCCTCTCTTTTTTCTCTCCCAAAAGGTGGTCTCCCTGATGGGCAAGAGTCTAAAAACTTTTCACTAGCATTCATTTCTGTCATTCTAACTACCTCCTCTCTTTCTTTCAGTTAACTGCTGCTGTTTTAATAGTTTCGTTTTGATGTTTTTCAATTTGACTAGGGAAATCTTTGAATTTATACCCTTCATCAAACAACAAATACGTATCTAACACGCCTTCTAAATAAATTAATCGTTTCTCTGATGCTTTTGGTAACTTCTGCATTAATGATACGATGCTTTTTTCTTTTGACATTTTCATCACCTCTTCCTTTATCATCTCAACCGACTTTGTGGTTGATAACTACACCTTACCACACAATAAAATCCATGTCAACCACAATTGAAAAGTTTTTTTATTTGACAACCACATTTTTGATGTTATAATATACACAAGGAGGTGAAGGGATGGGTTTAAATCACTCGGAAATAATGGAACGGTACGCACAGGTCAGAAAAGATAAAGGATTATCCTTTAGAAAACTAGCTGATATCCTCGGAATTTCATACGGTGTTATTCAAAATATTGAACATAAAAGAGTTGAAAAAGTAAGCAATACCTATATTAACCTTTTATGTGATAAGCTCAATGTAAACAAAGAATGGTTGCTTTATGGCGAGGGCGAAATGTACAAAAACGAACAAGAATCAATCGCCTATGCTGAACTTGTGGGTAAAATCGCAAAAGTACAAGATAAAAACATTAAGCGCCTACTTGAAAAAGCAATGAAGTTAAAAGAAGATGATTTAGCGAAGATTGTAAGAATGGTTGACGTGTTTTTAGAAGAAGACGAAAAAAAAGAGGACTCATAATGTTTGAGTCCTCTTTTTAGTTAGTTAGAAATCCATTATTTAGTGCTTGAAGTTGTTTAAATTCAAGGTCGTTAATCCTGCTAATTAGCATTGCGTTCCAAATCCACATTTCAAGTCGTTCTTCTGGAATTGAAATACCATGAGCATCGAAAACTCTTCTGACCGAATCTAATAATTCCACCTCTATCGCGTTGTTTATATTCTCCATCTAAATTCCTCCCTGATTCAGATTTCGATCGCACCCTACTGCAACCTCTCCTGTATTTCCTCTGCTTTACGATAACTTGCACCAAATCCCTGTTCGCTTTTTTACTCACTTAACTTGATAATGTAATCGTATCAAAAATCGAACGCTTGTTCAATATGTTTTTACAAATTTTAGAATTTACCTCCATATACCTCCCTTATGTTTTACAATTTTAGTAATATATACTAATAGTTACATAATTTGTAAATATTGACATTTTGACACTTATTACCTTTATCAGTCGTGTTTTGTAAGTGATTACATAAGTTATTTTAACATATTTCCCACTTCTGAAAATACTGGTAAAATTATCTGGTCGTTTACACAGCTCAGATGTTTAACAGTCAATTACATAAGTGGTCGTTTTTCTACATAAATGTTTTATATTCGACTTTATTCGACTTTATTCGACTCTGTTAGGATATTGGATAAAACGTAAACTATAATGCAAGATGTATAATTTCCTAAG